CCCTAAGCATAGGCGAAGTCCACACCAAATTAGAGGCGATGTTGCCGACGCCTACGGGCACTTCCCTCTCCCACTCTGCCAGTGACATCAGTTGTATCTGGTAACCAGTAATGTACCAGCCTGAAACTGAAGTGCCACCAACAGAAAAATCCCAACTCATGGGAAAAGACACGTCGTTGTAGACATGCGCATACAAAACGACGTGATTGGTACTGCCCGGAGTAACGTCAGCCTGAGTGACTGCCGCCTCAATTGTTGTGGTGTAGTCGGCCAATCCGGCTGTTGTGCCCTTAACAACAGTTCCCATTCCTTTAGACTGGTAAGCCGGCGCAACCAGGGAAGCAAGATCTTTTAGGAACTGAGTCGTAATTTCAGCAGACACAGGGCCCGGAGATTCATTGAACGGGTATCCTGTAAGGGTCGTCCTGATGAGATTCACCCCGCGTTTCAACATAAGGCCCTTTGGCCCTATCTTGCAAGCATCACCCCATGGGGAACCGTACTCGGAATAAAGAGCTCCGAGCACGTTTGCCCCCACCTCAGCCAAAATTGGACTGGACAACAACGATGTCCAGGTGTCCTGAGTCGGCTGACTCATCGGCACTGCGATCTCGTAGCATCGCTTCGTAAAAGTAACGCGATATCGCAGCGACAAGGTACCAACCTCGGTTGTGGTGGCGGGTGCGGCACCAGACCAGATCCCATAGATCTGACCTTGCAATTCTAGACGATCCTCAGAATTGGTGTCGCGGGTGTAATAGAGCGTGTGCTTGTCCAAGCGCCGAACGCGCAAGGAAAACTGGGTGTGAACAGGGCCGGTGACGTTGTCATCCAAAGCCGCGCCATAAGCCCTAGCGTCCCCAATCGGTGTAGATTCAGATGCGTCTGGATCATAGACAAGCATCACACTACCTGCAAAGGTAGCGGGGACCTGAGGATTATAGATCAACTCGAGATAATCGAAGTTGAATCTCTCCCATAGTGCTCCAATCTGGGAGATGCGCGAAGGCAACGCTGTCGGCGACATCAAGAAATTTGTGCCACTAATGACTTGTCCAGCTGAAATGGTACTGGGCACACTGACTGGCCCGAGAAAATCGGTTCCTGACACTACTTCTGTAGTAGCCGAGCTCTTAAAGGCCATAAGTGGCTCGGCAGCAATGTGTTTACCGACCGCCTCTGCTATGAGCCTCCTTGTGGGGGCCCGAGTGCGTTTACGCTTGGGGGAAGAACGGCTGCTTGCTTCCCGGACCTTAGCCGGGGGTGCGGCAGCTCGCGCACCCGATTTGCCCTTATTGGGCATGAGAAAAAGAGAGATTGGACAAAAGTCCAATCGGCGTTCTCGCCGCCATCGGACGCTTCCCGTTAACTTGGTCGACTACATGCGTAAAATAGTGTGCTCGCAAAGTGGCCAAGTTCTTTGTCTCTTCAGGATCACGGGATAGGATCAGGGCAACTGCCTCGTCTGGCAGTTTTCCCAATCCCACATGGGCGTCAAACATCTGTTCGAGACGTATCTGATCTGCTGGGCTAATGCAGAACAACGCAGCATAACGAACCCGACGCTCGTCGGGTATGACCTTTTCAAGGTCAAGCCGCACCTCACGAGAAAAGAGATTCTCACCATAGGAGTCGCGCATCACTGCCTGATCCCACCAGACACTCTGGTGCGAGAACTTGGCGACTACACCTCGTGTATTACGCTCAATCATTCTCGCATACGCAGCGAGGACTGGGTTTCCCCTAACTGCACAGCCCAGGGACAGCCCCTTGGCTCTGAGCAATTCTTCAGCCCTACGCGCTGATGCCACGACCTCCATGGTAAACGGCGTTTTAATGAGGTCACGTCTCCAGTCGCGAAGAGGAGTTGTGTCGTCTGCGGACCAGTACGTGCTTAGAAACCCAAGATTGCCCATCTTGGGGTCTACTTGCATTTTCACGTCCAAAGCAATCCGCTCGAGCACGGCACGAAACTCCTCCCAATTCGACTCTACGGCATAAAGCCCGTCATCTCCCTCGAACTGACCTCGGATCTTGTCACCCCACTTAATCCAGCCACATCGCCATGCGGCATACGAGGTCACAATCAGGTTAATGTACCCATTACCACATGAGGTACACATATCTCCTGATTGCCTCCCAAAGAGACGAGCTTGAAATTTACACCGGCTTCGTTGGCGCTGCAACCCGCCAACGGCATCGAGGATAACCTCCATGGTACGGCTCGGCAAATCTCTTCCCAGCCACCTATACAATTCTAACTCTGCTTCTTGTATCAAACCCTGCACACAAGACTCGAATGCAGAAATATCCGTGGTCGCGTATAGGGCTGCACCGCCAATGTGGTCCTCGCACCACTTTGGACGGTCTTCTACTGGGACACGCTTAATGAAT